TGACGATAAGCAGGGTCTCTATCATATCGAGGGTCAGACATAGCAGCTACCACTTCAGCTTGGCTTCGGAATGCATCTTGTGTTCTAGCTGCTTTACCTGTTAACATTGTACCTTCATAACCTTCAGCATTTTCATACTCAGCTTTTAATCCTGCTATAGCAATTTGTATAGCAGTAGCATCACCTTGATCGACAATACTATTAAAAGCATCTAATTTATTTTCTGCTAAATTTTCAGCAGCCCATCCAGTTAATTGTTCATACGCTGCTTCTCCTCCTGCTGAATTATAAACTTGATTCATTTCAGCGTCAGTAAGATCAGCTGATTCCGTTTGAGTTTGTTCAGGGGCGTTAGCTTGTATTTCCAGGTAAGCATTTACAAGATCAGTACTACTCATCTCCGTAAACTTTTGCATAGTTTCTTCTGATAGCTGACCTTCATTAGCATAGTATTCTTCTGAAGCATCTGCTATTACTTGAGCACCTTCGCTCCACTCTTCTTCGTCTTCGTCTTCGTCGAGTGTAGTAGGTTCATCTTCATCTTCCGAAGAACCAAGTTTCTTTTGTAATTCAAGGTAAGCGTTCTCTAATTCTTCAGCATTTTCAAACTTACCAGCATATAACTCAGCTTCTTCTTGCCCTAATTTCTCTGCAACTTCTAAAGAATTCTGCTCATCTTCAGAGAACTCAGGTGCATTTGGATCCGTTGGGTTATAGTTTAGTATTTCCGTCATTCTTTATTCCTTGTGCGGTGGTTACTTTTAAATTACCTAAACCTACTGTCTCTACTAATTCAGGATCCTTCCCTATATTAGCACGAGCAGTAAAGGGAGTAGGTTTGGCTCTTTCAGTTTCGTCTACCAGAGATTCTGGTTTACTAACTTTAGGCAGGGGTTTCTTCCGCGCCTTCTGCGGGCGGCTCGCCTTGTTGGTTTGCATTTTGTTGTTGTTGATCGTATCCGTCGTTTAGACCCTTGCCCATGGCAGGGTTTTTACTTGGGTCCATCATTGGAGAGTTAGCAAATTGACCAGCTTGCTTAAGCATTTCCTGCTGTTGCATCTGTTGCATTTGCGCTTGCTTCTCTTTCTCCATAGTTTCAGGAGACTTAATAAGATTCAGAGCATCAATACCTTGAGCTGCAGCAAGTCGTTTAACATACTCAGCTGGATCAAGGAACTTAGCCATGATCTCTGGGCCCATAGTTTGTGCGAGAGTCTGTGCGAATTGAACAAGGCTCTGTTGATCTTGTCCTCTTCCTAAAGCATTAACACCTGCAACAATCTCTGGACGTACCAGATCTTTAGGAATTTTAGGTAACTCCTTATTACGTTGTAGGATATGTAATGTTCTATCAAGATAAGGGACTAAGAATTCAATAGTAAGTAGTGAGAATAACCCACCTAACTGTTGTTCTAATTCCATCTGCGTGAGGCGTACCTCTTCCGCAGTCGTTCTCTCACTTTGTCTGACATTTAGTACAAGGAAAGCTTCATTAATCCGCTTCTCCAATTGCATCATTTGTTCTTGTGCTGTTCTAAAGTCAGCTGTCTTACCAACCTGGATAACACCTACATCATCAGGTCTACCCTGAACGATTGCACCGTTACCAGCATCGGCTATAGTCTTTGGTTTTGTAGTTGATGATGGTGATACAAGGAAGACTACCTTACTAGCTGCTGCAGAGCCTTCTACGAGTGCCTGAGAGAGTCCTTCTAGAGATCTTATATCTCCAAGGAATTCCTCGACTCTACCTCTTCCATAATCTTCTCCGTCTACAGTATTAAATCTTAATACTAACCAGGGAGAAGTATTCTTTGGAGCTGTGCTGCGACTGCCAGGTATTATTTTATCGAATGCTTCCTGATGCCATACCCATCTACCATTTTTATCGAGTTGGACGTAGGTATACACCTCAACGTCTTGATCATCTGATCCTGTCTTGTACCCGTCATCCCCTGGGGAATTAACTTTAGGTAATAGAAGTTCTGGCAGATCATCACTCAGAACTCTTCGACTTATTAGTTCCTTTGTTATAATCTCACAAACATTTCCGTTACCATCACGACTAATTACGTAACGGTTAAGAGGAAAGTTTTTGAGACCATCTTTGCCCATAAATATCAATGCGTTACCAGAGACAATCAAATGTTTGAGTGCCTGGTGGACTATCACTCTATCACTAGAAGCATTGATGTAGTCCATAACCATCCTTTCCATCTTGGAAAAGGATAAATCTAATTCACTTTTTATCTCTCTTGGTATCTCTTGTCCAAGTTTATCATCTCTAACTTGTAGTTTAAAAAATGTAGTTTGAGGTGGTATCAAAGCTAGCATTAACTTTGCTGCTAAATTAACCACACATTTAGAACCTACACTTTGCCAAGGCGTGTGTAATTTTTGATGAGTAGGTCGTGAACTTAAATCTTCATGTACTAGATAAGGCAGCGTTAATCTTGAACACTCAACAGCGGTATCAAGGAACTGTGATCTACCGTGGGTTAGTTGAGAGTATCTATCGCGTGCTTTCATTTAACCTATGTTTAAATTTGATCTGTTCATTGGTTTGGCAGTTGAATCTTGTTTTCCTGCTTTACCTACGTTCCAACCAGAACCGTAAAAATTCTGCTGGAATGTTTTTTCAGGATCATCTCTAGTTGTAGTTTTAGGATTTTCGCTAATGCCTATACCTTCACGGACATTCTTGAATGCTTTTCTACCGATACCAGTTTGGGAGGCTGCAGCAAGAGACCCTAAAGTCCAACCTATTGTACTTGCTTCACACATAATTTATATCTCCTATATTGTAATACCACCTGGTGGAGATGACGGTGTTGTTTTCGGATCGATAGCAGCTAACTGCTTGACACCTTTTCTAGCTTTTTGAATTGCTAAAGCTGTTTTACGTTTAGTCGTAATGAGTTCATCAGGTTTTTTCAGTGCTTGCAAATTTAGATCCTTCCCTGGGTCTTCCAGAGGTTTCACAGGAGCTAATGTTGGCGCTATGTCTGGCTGAGTTTGTGCTATTACTGGGGGTGGCTTTGGTTTAAACAAGTTTCCTATACACATTAGATTTCCTCCTCTTCCATTAAGTTTTTCATATAATCTATGACGCTGGCTTGCCCAGCGCGGTACATAATCGATTCAATTGGTTCTTTTGGGTGGACAGGATTCCATTTAAAGTTATCTTCTACTTTTTTCAGTAGCTCTTCCACCCTCTCGTTATGTAGCTTAAGCGTATTGAGGGAGATTGACATTGGAATGTTCGAAAAATGATGGCATTCTTGCCGTCTTAGTGGAAATTAATTCTGGTGCTTTACCTTGATACATTAAGTTATCGCTTACATCCAGCCAGAATTTTTTGTCTAAATATTTACAGGTAGTATTAATACCTAGGGGTTCCATAATCCAGTTAATGGTGGCCTTCCTAAGTTTATCCAAAGAAGGAGAA